CCCTTCTGAAGTTCTCTTTTCAGTTACATGACTATACCAGAAGTCGGGGAAATAGCAATTCATCAGATGTACTGAAAACGGATGGAATATACTGGGCATAGTAGATATAAGAAAAGCCATGGCAAAATTCTATTCGCCATGACCTCTCCAGATATATCTATTTAATTTCCAGTTGCAACACCAGCCAATTTCACTGTTACATCATATGTAGATGGGTCATTTTCAATTGACTTTCCGTTCACACAATCCGAATCTGTTCCTTCCATCCAGATATAAACATGAACAACAATTCCATCATATCCGACATTTTCTGCAATTGCTTCCGAATTCTCTGGCACTGTAAAATTATCGCCTTCTTTTGTTGCTGCCCAGTTTTTCGTATTAGGTGCTTTTTGATCCGTATAGTTTCCGGCATATACATAAGGATATGTCACATGTTCGAGCTGCGGCGTTCCATTTACATTTTGAATACTTGTCCAACCGTCTTTTGCTGTGCTATCGTTTCCTTTTCCAGTTTCATTATTAAGTGCATACACCACACGAACTGTTTCTGGTCCTGTCGCAGAATGCCCGTCTGCGCCAACTGCCTGCGTTGTGATAGCAACACGCATGGAACCCGTAACAGTTTCCGATCCTTCACCATTTTTTACTGTAATACTAACTGGAGGTTTATCATCCTCAACGGCAAGATAAACATCTGCAGTACCTGTTTCCGTAATCGTATAGACAATATAATCACTTCGAATAAAGGCATAGTAGTCTTTGCCATCTGCTCCTTTGTAATTACCTGGTTTTACATCTTCGCCTGTCACAAATGGTGGTATAGAATAATTAGTAACAAACCCTTGATTATCCCAACTCTGGCAGACATACCAATGGTTGAAATCATCAGTAGAAGCCGGACTTAAGGTTGCTCCTGTCGAGAAGGCTTCCAAAGATTTTTGCTCACCACCGTGCTGTGCACCTTCTTCCAATTTTGCAATCTGCAAAATAAATCCATTTGTTGTCGCACTTATTGTTGATGTCGTTCCTGTAACAGTACTATTCGATATAAACCATGCATATGTCGCTGATGACAAAGCAACTGCCGCAATCATTAGTGAAACAATCGCAGCTACTAACTCCTTTTTTAACTTTTGTACTTGATTCATCGCATATTCTCCCATATATAAGACATTTTAAAAAGTAGAAACAAATGTCATTTTCTGCTCTTTAAAATGTCCCCCACGCCACAACCGTGGGGCGCATTTTATAAGTTTATATTAGTTACGGGCACCAACACCAGTGTTAGAACCAGTTGTACTTACAGCCTCTGCTGTGAATGTAACGGTTGCACCAACATCATGAAGACCCTTCAGGTTATTTGTGAAGATATTAGCATCTGCTCCATCATAGAACATATAAACATCAATCTGAACCTGAGAGTTTGCATCAATCTTGTCTGCAAGAGCACCATTGCTAGCAATCAATTTTGTTCCGCTTAAAGTCTGAGAACCGGCAGTTGTTGTATATGTTGTCGTGGAAGCATTGCCATTTCCCCATACCTGCCAAGCACCAGTAGTATGATTTACAAACAGAATGCGGACAGCATTTACCATCTGGGTCTTTTCCTGTTCACCAGTAACTGTCTGTGTTTGCTTTTGAGCATCCTCATATGTATAGCCATTCCATGTTGCGTTTTTATCTGCTGCAACAGAAACGCTTTCAACCTTTAAGTTTGCAAAAGAACCTGCTTCTGCATCATCAGAACCGATCCAGAAAGATTCCATGTAAGCATACTCGCCGATAACAGCTGCTGCCGGATTACCAACAGTAAAACGTGTGTCACCTTTCTCAGTTGCTGCAGTTGCTGCACTGGCATATGCGGACTGGAATTTTACATCATTAGCCTTTGCTTTATTTGCAGTTACTTCATCGTCTCCATCTGCGAATTCACCAACAACCTGTGCTGGATACAAAACGCTTACAGCAGACTTACTGAATTTGCTTTCTGTTCCTGCTGTTGCAAATGATTGCTGATTATCAATTTTCAGGAACGGTGCATTAGACTGTGCACTAATTGTGCTTGTCGTAGCTGTTACCTGATTATTACTTACAAACCAAGCATACGTACTTGATCCCAGCGCTACAGCGGCAACGCATACCATGGCAACCTTTGTTTCGCCATTATTTTCTCGTCAGATTTTTCTTATTTTGTTATGCTATATGTGCAAGAGATTTCACAGAAGAAGGAAGGAGCGTATTATGACAGAGAAAACAAAAAAAGAGAAAAAAGTGATAGTGATTCCGGCGCGGGAGGATCGTAATTCAGAAAATGGGCAGGAGAAGAATAAGCGCCGTGTGGCGGCGTATGCCAGAGTAAGTACCAATAAAGAAAGCCAGCAGACAAGCTATGAAGCACAGGTCCGGTATTATACAGATTATATAAAAAAACAGGCAGACTGGAGCTTTGCCGGGATGTATGCGGAAGAAGGCGTAACGGGCACCTCTACACGGAAACGGGTGGAATTTCAAAGGATGATCGATGATGCTGTTGCAGGCAATATTGATCTGATTATAACGAAATCAGTCAGCCGTTTTGCGAGAAACACAGTAGATAGTCTGACTGCGATTCGTCAGCTGAAAGAGCATGGAGTCGAGTGCTATTTTGAAAAGGAAAACATCTGGACCTTTGACACAAAAGGAGAACTTCTGATAACAATCATGAGTTCTCTGGCCCAGGAAGAAAGCCGCAGCATTTCCGAAAATACACGCTGGGGAATGCGCAAGGCTTTTCAAAACGGAAAAGTGTTTGTGCCATTTCGACATTTCCTTGGATACGATCGTGGTGCGAACGGAGAGCTGCAGGTGAACCTGGAACAGGCAGAGACTGTGCAGATGATTTACCAGATGTTTTTGGATGGATATTCTTTTTATAGAATTGCTGCTGAACTGACAAAAAGAGGAATTTCCACACCCTATGGGTTGCAAATCTGGAATGGGCGAACAGTAAAAAATATTTTGCAAAATGAAAAATACAGGGGTGATGCATTGCTTCAGAAACGGTATTCCAGAGACTTTCTTGACCGTGAAATGCGTAAAAACGAGGGCGCAGTTCCTCAATATTATATTGTTGGAAATCATGAAGCAATCATTGATACAGAGATGTTTCAGAGAGTGCAGGAAGAACTGAAAAGAAGAGAATCCAGGCATGGAAAATAACAAAAAGCTGAGGGTCGCAGCGTATGTGAGGGTTTCTGAAGAGACAAAAGAAACACAGCATTCTTTGCAGGCACAGGAAGAATTTTACCGGAGGCAGATACATGAAAAGGTAGAATGGGAGCTGGCAGAAATTTATAAGGACAACGGAATCTCAGGAACCGATATAAAAAGAAGAGAAGGCTTTGTCAGGCTTATAAGTGATTGCAAAGCCGGAAAAATTGATTTGATTCTTGTGAAATCAGTCAGCCGGTTCGCAAGAAATACTCTGGATTTACTTAGGATAGTCCGATATTTAAAGCAGCTTGGTGTTTCTGTGCGGTTTGAGGAACAGAACATTGATTCCCTGACAGAGGAAGGGGAACTGATGCTGACATTGATAGCATCGGTGGCACAGGCAGAAAGCGAATCTATCAGCGAAAATATAAAGTGGGCAATTCATAAAGCCTTCCAGAATGGAATCGGAAATACAAGACGCAGAACCCTCGGCTATCACTGGGTGGATGGAAAGCTGACTGTGATCCCGGAAGAAGCCGAAGTGGTCAAACGGATTTTTACAAATTTCCTTGCAGGTGGTTCCCATACGAAAACAGCCGAGGAACTGACCGGGGAAGGAATCACATCTATCAATGGAAAGCCGATCTCCGTCAGTGCAATCGGCAATATCCTGCGGAACATCACTTACACAGGGAATACCCTTCTTCAGAAGACTTTCATCCAGGATCCGATTTCAAAGAAGAAAGTGATGAACACCGGGGAACTTCCACAGTACTTTGTGCAGGATACTCACGAAGCAATCATCGACATGGATACTTTTGAACAGGTGCAGGAGAAACTTGCCCGAAACAAAGAGATGGGACGTTTTCCTTATAATCATACAGGTAAGAAGTACCCTTTTACAATGAAGGTAATTTGTGGCTGCTGCGGACGGCACTATACCAGGCAGCTTTGGAATACCAGTGAGAAGGGAAAAAAACGCCCAACATGGGTTTGCACAGGGAAGAAAGCAGAGAAGTACAGAAGGTGTGATTCCAAGAATATTCCAGAAGCAAAGCTCATGGAAGCCAGTGCAAAGGTGCTAGGTATTTCTGAATTTGACGAGGATATCTTCTTTGATAAAGTGGAATCCATCACAGTACAGGGAACACACGAACTGCTTTTCTGCCTGAAGGATGGCGCAGAGGTTACCCAGCACTGGGAGCATACGGCACAGAAAGCATCGTGGACACCGGAACGAAAAGCCAGACACGCTGCAAACCGCACCGCTTCCCCGGCAAAGACAAAAGGGGCTTCCTGCATGACAGGCAGAATCCGGTGCGAGCTTTGCGGAATGAATTATAACAAGCAGACAAGAAAGGTAGCCAGGGCTGGGATGGTGACCTTTTGGAAATGCAGGGGCATCGGAAACGGCGGTTCCTGTGCATCCGAACAGATCACGCATGACCACCTGAACAGCATTCTGGCAGAAGCCCTGGGCGTTGCTCAGATGACGGACGAAATTTTCACCGGGCAGATTGACCACATCGGGATGTGTGAGCCGGGTAAGCTGATTATTTATAAGAAGAATGATGGCACGATTCCTGGCAGTTATGAACTGCTTCCAATGGAAAAACGACAGAAGCCATACAGACCAAGGAATAGAAAGGGGAATGTCAGAAGCCAAGGGGACACATAAAAAGCCACTTTCCCTGTCCCCTTGGCTTTCTTTTTTATTGACGAATACACAAAAATAAGGATATAATCCTTACTAGAAGATTGACGAGGAGAAGTTGAATGAGTCAGGACATTATTAATAATCGTTTTTTGGAAGAGTCGGTATTTGCTATTGCGGATGGGTACTGCGTGATCAATCTCACAAAGAATATCGTACGTGGTTCCATGTATCAGGTAGTTAATGGAAAAAAATATAATCTGAATGAACAATTAGGTTTGCCGGAGAATTCAAGCTTACAGAGTCTGGTGGCTGCATGGGCATTGACCATACCTGAAGAAGGTCTTAAAGATTTTCTGCACGAGTTTGACAGAGAACGATTATTAAATCGGTTTGAAAATGGTGAACGGCATATATCGTTCCGATACTGGACCAGGACTGCTACTTTTGAGCCCATGCTTGCAGAAGATCACATGGCCCTGTACCGTGAAGAGAAAACTGGAGATGTCATTGCAGTTAATTATGTTCTTGACCGTACAGAACATTACCGCTTAAAGGAAAAAGAGCGGGCACTGGAAAAATCAAACAGAGAGTATGCGAAGCTTCTGGCAGAAGAGAAAAAGCATACGGCTATGATCGAGGAATTGACAAAGAAACTGCAAAGTCAGTTGGAGTTGTTTACCGTATCCATCCCTGGCGGCGTCAAAATCAGTAATGATGACCCGGAATACTCTTTCAAATATGTTTCAGAACAATTTGCAAATATGCTCGGTTACGCAACACCAAAGGAACTGTTGGACGCTTCTGGCGGTAGTATTATCGGCCTTGTTCATCCAGATGACATGAAGGTCGGACTTGCAGATGCATTAAATCAATATACTCATTCCGATCATTATGCTACTATTTACCGGATACGCTGTAAGAACGGCACATACAAATACATCGAGGATCGTGGACAGAAAGTAATAAAGGAAGACGGAACCATTGAACATTGGAATCTCATGCTGGATAAAAATGACTTCATGCACAAATCAATTGCCTTGGAAAGTGAAAAGAAAGCAAATAAAAGCAAGTCTGATTTTCTCTCCAGGATGTCTCACGATATGAGAACCCCGCTGAATGGAATTATCGGATTGCTGAAGATTGCTGAGAAACATTTTGATGACAGGGAATTGGTTCTGGGAAATTTCAGAAAAATGCAGGTAGCTGCAGACTATCTATTGTCTCTTATTAACGATATCCTTCAGATGAGCAAAATTGAAGAGGGAAATGTACCTCTGACACAGGAAATCATCAATTTTGAGGAATTAAGTCAGGATATTCTGACTATCATAGAACAGCGGGCAAAAGACAGAGGAATCCAGATGCAGTTCCGTGCAAAAAAGGAAGGGCTTCGATATCCTTTTATTTATGGAAGTCCGGTGCATTTAAGACAAATTTTTCTTAATATTTATGGAAACTGTATTAAGTATAACCGAATTGGCGGAAAGATAACAAC